AAAAAGAGGTAATTTGATGAGATACTTACTGGACAAATGGAAACCGAATAATTGCTTTTTTAAGCTAATAAAAAAAGCATTACTCGTTTTGTATGTGCTGTTAAATCTCGCCTTTATTGTGTTTCCGTTTTTCGGGGGTACAAATGCTAGGAATGTATTGGCTATACTTTGGTATTTGTCATGTGTTTTTATGCTTGACTCTACAATCGACGGTTATATCTATGATAAAAAACATGGGAGATTGACGGAATCTTTTATAGGTATCCCTATAATTTTTTTGTGTGTACTAGTCTTTATCCGCAACTATTTCTTCTATATGCCTTGGTTTATTGTAATAGCAGGTTATTTCATTTTTGCTTTCATACAAGAAATTATTATATTATCAGTAAAAGGTAAATTCGTTCAGTGGCCATTTAACAAAATTTCGATATTGCCAAAGAAAGCAAGACTAAATGCTGTTGGAGGAATGTTATACGGTTTAGCGTTAGTTATTTTTTTGGTTGCAGTTTTTTATAATAAAGTAACAATAGAGTATATTGCAGGTGCTATCGTTTTGATTTTCCTTATTATTAGCATTTCCCAAACAATTCCCAATTGGGGGGAGAAAAATAAAACAGGTATCATAGCCAAGTTTTTTATAATAATTGATTTCTTATCTGCACTTGCGGTTATCATATATCTAATCTATCTAATAAATGATGCTGCTTTGCAAAACATTGTTCTTATTATCAGTTCGGCAATGACAGGCGGTTTATTAACGCTAAGCGGTGTAGCTTGGACAATAAAAAGACAAGATAAAATCAGAAGAGAAGATGAAACTAACAAAAACAAACCTATATTAATTATAGCAGATTATGAGTTATTTGACATGTCGGCGAAAGAGGATTTACAGGATTTAGATAAATATGAGATAACGAAAATCTATGATATTTTTCCTGAGGAGACTGTCAATAAGAAATCGAAAGAAAACGGTATTCTACTTAAAAACGTCGGTGGAAATATATGTAAAATTGTAAAAGCAAATATTGATGGGATTAATTTTTGCACGTTATCTGATTACTTTATAGAAAAAGATAAGCAAGCGGTATTGAGCTTCCATGTTAATGATGATATCATATCAGACTGTCATATTTATTTAGAAATACAAGATATATTTGGAAACACATATACATACAAGATTGTAGTCTATTACGGCGCTATACAAAGTATTCGTTATATTGACAAGGAGAAATTATGAGCATAACAGGAACTACGGAAAAGCGTTTTGAACAGGATATCGAAACATATCTACTGTCAAGCGAGGGCGGATATATCAAAGGCGGGCAAGCCACTTATGATAAAGGAAAGGCGATAGACTTATTACTTCTAAAAACCTTTATAGAGAACACCCAGCCAAAGGTGTGGGAGAGGTATGAGCGCATTTACGGCACGGACAGCGTAAAGCAGTTGTATAAGCGATTTGAAGAAGAGGTTACCGCAAAGGGCTTGATTGACGTCCTTAGGAACGGGATAAAAGACCGCGGGATTGAGCTGAAGATGTGCTACTTCCAGCCGGCGTCGGGACTCAATCCGGAGCTTACCGAAAAATACGGGCAAAATATCTTTACCTGTACCAGACAGTTTTATTATAGCCTCCAAAATACGAATACCATAGATATGGTGCTATCCTTGAACGGTATCCCACTTGTTGCGATAGAGCTGAAAAACCAACTGAAAGGTCAGAGCGTAGATAATGCTAAAGTGCAGTTTATGCAGGATCGCCACCCCAATGAGCTGATAATCCGCTTTAACAGGCGCGTTTTGGTGTGCTTTGCGGCGGATCTCTATGAGGTCTGGATGACAACACAGCTAAAGGGCGAGAAGACCTACTTTTTGCCGTTTAATCAGGGCAGCAAAGGAGCGGGCAAAATCGGGGACGGCGGCAACCCTCCAAGAGAGGACAACTATGCGACCGCGTATTTTTGGGAGAGAGTGCTGCAAAAAGACGAGTTAATGGCGATTCTTCAAAAGTACATCAATGTCCAGATAGAAGAAAAAACAAGGATAGTTAACGGGCGCAGAGTAACCTATAAAGACGAGCCTAAACTCATCTTCCCTCGGTATCATCAATTGGACGTGGTAGAAAAAATCATCGAGGACGTAAAAGAAAGAGGCTCCGGTAAAAACTATCTTGTACAGCACAGCGCGGGCAGTGGCAAAAGCAACAGTATCGCCTGGCTTACCTACCGCTTGGCGCAGATTCATAATGCGAAGGAAGAAGACATCTTCCAGACGGTTTTTGTTGTCACGGACAGAAGGGTACTGAACAAGCAATTGCAAAATACCGTCACGGGCTTCGAGCATAAAGCGGGGCAAATTGTAACCATCACGGACAAAGACAACTCCGCTGCGCTCAAACAAGCGATAGAAGACGGGAAGAAAATTATTATCACCACGCTGCACAGGTTCCCTATCATCTATTCGGAAGTAGCGGCGCAAAAGGGCAAGAGATTTGCGGTTATCGTAGACGAGGCGCACTCCTCCCAAACCGGGAACAGCGCAAAAAAGCTAAAGGCGACTTTGGCAGATACCTCTGTCAGCATAGCCGAGTATGCCGAGGCGCACGACGTTGAGGAAGAGAGCGTAGACACTCTGGATGTCATTATCCAACAACTCCTTGCGCAAGGGATGCACAGCAACCTGTCGTTTTTTGCGTTTACCGCCACACCGAAGCCCAAAACATTGGAGATGTTCGGAGAGCCTCTGCCTAATGGTGAGTTTGATGCGTATCACCATTATTCTATGAGGCAGGCAATAGCAGAAGGGTTTATTTTGGACGTTCTCAAGTGCTACAACACGATGGAGAACACTTGGAAAATAGCAAAGAGCATCACCGATAATCCGGAGTACGAAGAGACGCCCGCGGTAACCGCAATCAAGAAGTACCAAAAAAATCATCCGCACGTCATGCAGCAGAAGGTAGAGGTTATCGTAGAGCAGTTTCGACAGGTTACCCTAAATAAGATGGGCGGCAAGGCGAAAGCGATGGTGGTTTCTCCGTCACGTTGGCACGCGGTAAAGTATTTTTTATTGATGAAAGAATACTGCAAAAAGAAAGGCTATAACGATGTTTCGCCAATGGTGGCGTTTTCGGGCAGCGTGTCTGACGAAGGCAAAGAGTATACGGAGTCCATGCTCAATTCTACAGAAGAGCTAAAAATTAGCGAAGCGCAGCTGCCTGATTATTTTGCGAGCGAAGCCTTCAATATCTTGATCGTTGCCGATAAGTATCAAACCGGCTTTGATGAGCCCAAATTGCATAGTATGTTTGTCGATAAAGGGCTACGGGGTGTAAAAGCCGTCCAGACCCTATCCAGACTAAACAGAACCTGCGCGGGGAAGAACGACACCTACATATTGGATTTTGTCAATAGCGACGAGGATATTCAAAACTCGTTTAAAACTTTCTACGAGGATACCAGACTGGAGAAAGCGCTTGATGTCAACGTAGTGTACGGTTATTATGATAAACTGGTTGCTTTCTGCCTATGGAACGATGAGGATATTGAGAAGTTTTGCGCGCTGTACTCTAAAAAAGGCACCCAAACAGCGCAGGACCTTGGCAAATTGACCGGCACCGTCAAGTTGTCGGTAGACAGATATAACGAGCTTGTAGAAGATAAAAGATTTGCTTTCAGAGACGCACTCAAAAACTTTTTGCGCTTCTATGCCTACATCACGCAAATTACGAGAATGTTCGATACCGATTTGCATAAGACCTATTTGTTCTGCGAGTACCTGTTCCGACTTATGCCCAAGACCCATCGCGAGAGAATTAATCTGGATGATCAGGTGATATTGGTTAACAGCAAGCTGACAGAGACATTTAGCGGCTCAATCACCTTGCAGCCGACAGAAAAAGACAAAATCGTCAAGCCCGAAAACCCGAAGCACAGCAAAAAGAAAATAGAAAAAAAGGACCTACTGGAAAATATCATAGAAAAAATAAACCTTATGTATCAAGGCAACTTTACCGATGCAGACAGGATTATTGTAGAAACGATATTCGACAGAATGTATACCGAAAGCAAAAAACTCAAAAAACACGCGAAAAACAGCGACGAGGAAATGTTTGAAAAAAGCATATTCCCAGACGAGTTTGAAAAAATAGCTCAAGATTGTTATTTAGAATCTATGGATAGCTTCGCAAAGCTATTTGAGAATCAAGAATTTTATAAAAGGGTTATGGGAGAAATGGCTAAAGCCATGTACTTAAGCCTCAGAAGTAAAAAGGATGAATAAAAGTAGGAGATATTATGCAGAACTTTGATATAAGACCTATTAAAGTTATTTCGTTATTAAATTATATTCAAAATGGTGAGATTGCAATACCAGAAATACAAAGACCATTTGTTTGGCAAAAGAAACAGGTAAGAGACCTTATTGACTCTTTATATAAAGGTTACCCTGTAGGATACCTAATCACTTGGCAAAATCCTAGTGTGAAGCTAAAAGATGGCACAAGTGCTCATGGAAAGAAAATATTAATTGATGGACAGCAGAGAGTTACTGCATTAATGACCTCTATACTTGGGATACAGGTGCTTGACGATGAATATAATGAGACGGTTGTAAAAATAGCATTTAACCCTCTTGCTGAAGATGATGAAGAAGTATTTCAAGTGCAAGATAGTTCACATCTAAAAAGTAACAAATGGATTAAAGATATTTCTGTAGTGTTTTCTCCAAACTTTAAGAGAAGAAAATTTGTAGATGATTATTGTGCAAATAATCCAGAGATCTCAACAGATGAGATGGACAATATTATTGACAAACTAAACCAAATTACACTGCAAGAGCTCGGAGTAATTGAGTTATCACCTTCCCTTGACATTGATACAGTAACGGGAATATTTATTAGGATTAACTCTAAAGGGACTAAATTGAGTCAAGCAGATTTTGCTATGTCCAAAATTGCAGCTGATGAAAAATATGGAGGTAATAATCTTAGAAAAGCGATCGATTATTTCTGCCATATTGCAGTAGACCCTGGCTTTTATAATTTCATCAAAGAGCACGACAAAAAATTTATGGAAACAGATTTTGCTAAGAAAATGGCCTGGCTAAAAGATGATTATAGCGACATTTATGATCCTTCTTATGATGATATGCTTAGGGTGTCTTTTATACACATGTTTGGCAGAGGAAAATTAAAAGACTTAGTTAGCAAATTATCAGGACGTGATTTTGAAACTAAAATGTTTACTGAAGAGGTTGCTGAAGAGTCATTTAGACAGTTAAGCGAGGGAGTAATTAATTTTATGAAGCAATACAATTTTGAACAGTTTGTGTTGGCTTTAAAAAACGCAGGGTTTATTAGCAACAAACTTATTAATTCGCAGATGGCACTCGATTTTGCTTATGTTGTTTTCTTACAACTTATACAAACAAATGAAGTATCCAAAGTAGAAATTAAGAGTTATGTTGCAAAATGGTATGTGATGTCAACACTTACTGGAAGATATTCAGGATCCCCCGAATCTATTATGGATAAAGATATAAGAAACATTAAACAAAAAGGGGTTGCACAGTACTTATCTGAAATTGAAGCGGCAGAATTATCGGATACATTCTGGGAAGTTGGCTTAGTTCAAAGACTTGAAACTTCTGCTATTAATAGTCCATATTTTTCTGCGTTTACAGCAGCACAAATACGAAGTGGAGATAAATCATTATTTTCAAGCGGATCATCTATTGGTACATTGATTGGAGTAAGTGATGTTCATCATATTTTCCCAAAAGCATATTTGAGGAAAATAGGCGGGATTGAAGACAAATCAATATACAATCAAATAGCAAATTATACATATCTAGATACACCTGTAAATATAGCAGTCGGTGAAAAAGCTCCAAATGAGTATATCAAGAAAGCTCTTTGTGATAGTGAGCAAGAAGGGCGCGTTTATGGATCGTCAATGACAAGGGAAGAATTGAATAAAAATCTAGAAGAAAATTGCATTCCGACAGATATTGTAAACTGGGATACTAATGATTATATAGAAAAGTTTTTACCAGAACGACGTAAGCTTATGGCACAAAGAGTGAAAGATTATTATAAAAAATTATAAAACAAAAAAGGCGATATAATAGTCGCCTTTTATAATTAAATTTATAGTATCTATCAAAAAAATCCTGTCCCTATCTAAGTACACCTTTAATTTTATATGTTTTTTAGCATTGACAACAAAATCGGCAAGTGATATTATATATCCATAAAAGGACATAGCTGTCCACTTAAACGGAGATGTATATGAAACCCTACAATGAACCAATGCTGACAATCGTAAAGCAGTTTATCGAGAATTATCAAAAGTATAATGCGAAGTCACCTTCGTACAGGGTGATTTTGAATGAGTATCCTAAGTTTTTTGGGACTTCAATCAGTAAAGTGCAGAATTATGTTCATCAGTTGCAAAAACGCGGGTGGATTAAGCTTAATGATGGAGTCATAGATATACCCTTTAAGCTTACGAATGGGGGTGTTAAGCCGGCATTGCTTGTTGGTGAGTGCGCGTGTGGTACTCCTATGACAGCAATAGAAAATATCGAAGGAAGTTATGCGCTGCCGACGGAGCTGTTTGGAACAAGCGAGCGTATCATTCTTAGAGCTAAAGGCTATAGCATGGTGGAAGAGGGTATTAAACCCGGGGACTTGATGTTTGTTAGGGTGCAGAACTATGCAGATCCGGGCGATATCGTTATTGCAAGAGTAAATAACGATGAAGCTACCGCAAAATACTATATGCAAGATAAAGGTAAAGTGTTTCTTCGGGCTGCAAACAGTTCACTCAACGAAGATGGCTCTAGGGCATTTCCGGATATCTATCCTGAAGGAGAATGGGAAATCATCGGAGTAGTAGACAATGTTTTACAAAAGAAAAAGTAATATATGATATTAAATTAGGTAAGGAGGTGTGTAGCTGTGAATAAAGATGTGGTGTGCCCTATCTGCGGGAGTGTTGAAAAGGGAATAAATCTTGAGGAAACGAATGGCTGGTTCATCTGTTCAAAATGCAATAACGAAGTATGCAATCTGGAAGATATGAGAACCGTAAAAATACCGGTATATACCGACAAGCAGTTGACCGAAATATTTGGAGGGGAATGCCGAAAAATAAAACACATAACTTAGTCGGGGTTTCGCTGTTTTATTGACAATAAATGTGAAATAGCAGGTCAATAGCGTAGAATACTGCGCGGCTGGAGGTCCTAAACCGCCGCAATGCAGCTTCTAAATACAACGTGAGTTGACTAGAGGAAAAGGAGGATTGAATGTACAAATACATTACTTGTCCTCAATGCGGAAAACGTATCTGCAGAGCTGAAATAGGTAGCAAGATCGTAGTAAAATGCGAGAAATGCGGCACCGAGTTTGAAGGCGTAGTAGACGTTCATGGAGGAGTCCACGCATTGCCGCTTGATAATGCTTCAATGCAAGCGTAAAACAAGGGAAATAATAATATCGGGTAGCTGAAAGAATAAAACCGAACTGGGCATGAACCCTTAAGGGCAGCTAAGCAGCTTCTAACATTTACTAACGAGCCATAAGCGGAATTGCCGCTAGAGACCTAGTAAATAGACATTGGTGAATACCGTGTCTATTTGCTAGGTCTTTTTTTGTGCTCAAAAAAAGATGAAAAATAATTGAAAAAAGATTTTCAAAGGTGAAAATAGGCTTCACCTTTGGACGCGAGAATATAGCCATCAAGGGCAAAGGAGGTGAGAACATGCAAGCCACAACAGAGCGCAGACAAGCGATTCTTGAAGCAATGTGCGATCGCAGACACGAGTCTGTGACAAACCTAGCATTCGAGTTTGGCGTGACAACGCGCACAGTCAAAACTGATTTACAGATACTTGCATGTTCTTACCCGATTTATACCACGCAAGGAAACGGCGGCGGAGTCCACGTTGTTGATGGATTTTTCTTGGGCCGCAAATATCTGAAGCCCAATCAAAAGGCGTTACTGGAACTGCTGGCAGTAGGTCTTGACGGAGAAGACGCAAAAACGATGACAGAAATACTAAAGACCTTTGCCCTTGAAATACCCAAAAAGGAGCTAGGAGTATGAACAACATAAGAGACGTGACAACCGAAGAAACAGAAAAACCAATATCACAAATGCCAATAAGGGCGAAACCCTACCAACACCAAATTCACGCCTATAACTATGTTTTGAAAGCGCTAACAAAAAGCAAAGGAGCCGCGCTACTCATGGATATGGGGACCGGGAAAACGCTTGTAACGATTGCGCTTGCAGGAATCTTGTTTATTGAAAGGAGGATTCATAAATTGCTAGTTGTGGCACCTAAATCAATACTTTCGGTATGGGAGAACGAATTTGAGAAGTTTGCGGATTATGATTATAGACTGGCTGTAATGGAGGGTGATTTAAGTAAAAAGGCAGATACGATACGGAATATGAAGTCGCAGCAATACTTACAGGTGGTTGTCGTAAATTACGAGAGTGCTTGGAGGATGGAGAACGAGATAGCGAAGTGGAGCCCTGACATGATTGTGTGTGACGAATCCAGCAAAATCAAAAACCCGCAGGCAAGATGCAGCAAAGCTTTGCACCGGTTGGGAAAGAAAAGCCAATGTAACCTAATCCTTACAGGTACACCGGTGGTAAACAATCCGCTTGATTTCTTCTCGCAATACAAGTTTTTAGACGATGCGGTGTTCGGTGGAAGCTACTATGCTTTCAGAGCGAGATACGCAATAATCGGAGGCTTTCAAAACCATCAAATAGTGGGATACAGAAACCTTGATGAGCTGATAGAAAAAGCACATTCGATAGCTTACAGAGTAAGGCTGACTGATGCGATAGATATGCCAGCGACAGAGGACAGAGAAATTATTCTGCGGCTGGAGCCGAATGCGGCGCGCCTATATAAGCAAATGGAGCAGGAGAGCTACATAGAGCTGATGAACGGCGAAAGCGAGGGCAAAAACGTTTTAACAAAGCTGCTGCGACTGAGTCAAATAACAGGCGGCTTTGTGACAAGTAATGAAGGCAACACCGAACAGGTCAGCACGGCAAAGCTTGAGGCGCTTGAAGACATAGTGGAAGCGTGCGCCGAGGAAAAAAGAAAAGTGGTCGTGTTTGTGCGCTACCTTCCCGAAATTGATGCAATCTGCAAGATGCTAACAAAACACAAAATTCGCTATGCAATGGTTCGGGGCGACGTTAAGGATAGGGCAAGCCAAGTGGAGATGTTTCAAAACGACGCGGAATGTCTTGTGTTCGTGGGGCAACTCTCTACAACATCTATGGGACTGACTCTCACATCCTCGTGTGTAGCTGTATTCTATTCGCTCGACTTTAATTACGCTAACTACCAGCAATCAAGAGCAAGGATATTCCGAATCGGACAAAAGAATAAGTGCATTTACATACACCTTATAGCAAAAAACACAGTGGATGCGCTAACGATGGCGGCGCTGAAACGAAAAGAGTCACTGGCAAAGCTGGTGGTGGACAATCCAAAACAAATTTTATCAGGAGAAAAGGAATGACCGAAACAAAAATGCTGGTGCTCGCAGACCGGCTCAAAGAACTGCGGGACAGGAAAAGCGAACTCGATTTTGAGATCAAAGAGCTAAATGAGCATATCGAGGACACGGAGCGCGAGCTCATTGAGGAAATGACCACAGAAGAAATCGATACTTTCAAACGCAATGGCGTAATGTTTGTGCTTGTAAAGAAAGAGTTCCCGTCGGCAGTGCCGGAGCGCAAGGCGGAACTATACGACGCGATGAAGGAGCAAGGCTTCGAGCACCTGTTTACAATCAACGCTCAGACGCTGAGCGCTACTATCAAGGAACTTAAGGCAAATAATGACGAAATGCTGCCCGAATGGCTGAACGGACTGGTGAAAACCACCGAAAAAGCCTCAATTCAAGTAAGAAAGAAATAAGGAGATAAGACAATGAGTAAAGATTTAACGGTAAAAAACAGCAACTATTTGGCAGAAGGCGTGGACCTTTCTGCAATGATGGCAGACGAAATGGACGGAATGCCCCTTTCTTTTGAGAGAATCAAAATACCTGCCGGCGGCGGCATCGCGTTTGAAGTGCCGGGAGATGATGCCGACAGTCCCGACAGTGTTAAGGAATTTAAGGCGGTAATTTTGCACCACCACCCAATCAATACCTACTACAAGGATAAGTACGACGGCAGCAATAATCCGCCTGACTGCGGCAGTATGGACGGCAGAATCGGTGTAAAGAGCGATGGTGAGCTTTTGGAATGCGCAGAATGCCCGCTCTCTAAGTTCGGCAGCGGCGAGGACGGCAAGGGCAAAGCTTGCAAGCAAAAACGGAGGCTCTACATACTCCGCGAGGGTGAGCTCCTTCCGACAGTTATGACCTTGCCCACTGGAAGTCTAGGCGAATACAGCAAATATATCATGCGCCTGATGAATAAGGGCAAAAAGTCCAATTCCATTGTAACCAAGTTCAGCTTAAAGAAAGCGCAGAATGCGACCGGTATCAACTACTCGCAAGCGGTGTTTGCAGTCGAGCGTGAGCTGGACATTCAAGAGCTTCAAAATATCAGCAAGCTCAGCGAACAGGTAAAAGCCTTTGCACAAAAGACGGAAGTCATAGACGAAGCGGAATAAATTATCAGGGTTATGGTAGCGGATTCGTCCGCTACCATGCCCGAAGGAGCAATTATGAAAGACGAGATAATCAATCATCCATCGCATTACGCAGGCACAAAGATAGAGGTGATTCGTTACATAGAAGACAAGCTGACAACAGAGCAGTTCGAAGGATATTGTATCGGGAATGTGCTGAAATATGTATCAAGATACCGTTTGAAAGGCGGGATTGAAGATTTGAAGAAAGCCGACTGGTATTTGAGGCGGATTATAAAGACAATGGAGAAGAGACAGTTATGAAGAAAGTATATATTTGCTCACCGCTAAAAAGCTTTACGGCACGTAGAACCGAGCAGAACAAGCATAGGGCGCTTCTTTACTGCCGCTTTGCTTACGAACAGGGTTGTAATCCGTTTGCGCCGCACACCATCTATACGCAGTTTTTAGATGAAAGTAAACCAAAAGAACGCGCCAACGGCATGCGGATGGGTCAGGAATGGATGTGGGCAATGCAAGAAATGTGGGTGTTCGGTGAAACCATTTCTGAAGGGATGAAGGAAGAAATAGATTTAGCAAAGTTCTTAGGCATCAAAATACGTTACTTTGACAGCGACATGGACGAGGTGGACGAGCGTGGAAAGTATATTTGAAAAGGTTAAGGAAAGCGTCAAGGTCTATGACGTAATAAGTGACTTTTGGCGCCAGCCTGACAGAAATAACAAGGTGCTATGCCCTTTTCATAACGAGAAAACCGGAAGCCTCAGTATTGATGTAAACACAAACAAGTGGAGGTGTTTCGGGTGCGGCAAGGGCGGAGACGCAATTGACTTTGTCGCGGAATTAAAAGAAATTGAAACCTTGGAGGCAGCAAAGATTCTTGCAGAAAAGTACAATATTCCATACGAAACTAAAGAGGACGGAGCTTGCAGCATCCCCGAATATCTTAGAAAATGCATGCGGGAAATAGGAAAAACCGATTATTTCAAAAGGAGAGGACTGACCGCCGCCACCATAAAGAAGTTTTGCTTAGGCTATGACGAATACTGGCAAACGGTAACGATACCTTACAGTTCAAAGCTTAAATACTACCAAAGCCGCAGTACAGTGGACAAAAAGTTCTTCAAGCCAAAAACAGAAGAAGCCGGAGCCGAACCGCTCTATAACGCTGAGCGCATATCGGCGAAAGGGAAAGAGCCTGTGTTTGTGGTTGAATCGCCGATATGTGCGATGAGCATAGAACAATGCAACGGGTTGGCTGTGGCAACTTGCGGCACAGGTGGCTGGCGCAAGGTATTGGAAGCTATAACAAAATGTAAGTTTCAGAGTGGCGTTATCCTGTGCTTAGATAATGATGATGCCGGCAAAAACGCGTCGCAGGCACTGGCGGCGGAGCTCTTAGAACAGGGAACAAAGTACATAGCCTACAACATAGCAGGCGATTGTAAAGACCCCAACGAGCTTTTAATGAAGGAGCCGAAGGCGCTAGAAGCAAACATCTCCGCCGCCAAAATGGCGCTGAGGAGTTCATACGCAACAGAAAAAGACAGCTTTGACGCTTGTGATCTGGTGGAAGAAAAGCTGTCTCCCGTCGCTTGGATTGTTGAAAATATGTTGCCAACCGGCTTAGCGCTATTGTGTGCGCCGTCCAAGTACGGAAAGTCCTGGATGGTGTTGCAATTATGTTTGGCGGTGGCGGAAGGGAATACCTTCCTAGAGTTCAGAACGGTGCAGTGTGATACCTTGTATTATGCGCTGGAGGACGGCAAGTCAAGACTGCAAGACCGTATTATGAAGGTGCTCAAAGGTAAGAAACCATCAAGGCGAAATCACTTTGTCATCAAAGCGGATAGCATTGAGTCTGGGCTTCTGAAAAAGGTAGAAGAGGAGCTCAAAACCTTTCCTGAGATAAAGCTAGTTATCATAGACACTTTGCAGAAAGTGCGTGGAAAGATGTCCAAGGAAGACACGCTTTACGGCAATGAATATCGTGAAATGGGGAAGGTGAAGGACTTCGCCGATAAGAACAAAATATGTGTGCTCTTTGTTCATCACTTACGGAAGATGGCGGACGAATCGGATGTGTACAACATGATATCTGGAAGCAACGCGTTAATGGGAGCCGCGGATACGATCCTTATCATATCTAAGAAGAAAAGAGCAGAGACCAGTGCAACCTTCTCTATGACGGGGCGTGACATTCAACAGAAGGATTTAGTTATAACCTTTAACAAAGCCGATTATCTTTGGGAGTTGGAAGGCACCGCAGAGGAGATCGCGGCAAGAAGAGAACGCGAGGATTACGAAAACAATATCTATGTCCGCACCATAAAGGAATTGTTAAAAAGAAATCCAATGGGTGGATGGAGCGGCTCGGCGCAGGACTTGATGAAAGCCGTTTATGATATCACAGGTACAACTGTAGCGGATTCTTCTACATCAGTAGGAAAGCAGATAGCAAAATATGACTACCGTCTGCATTGCGATGATATAGAACACAAAGCCTCTAAAAGTAATACAAGAGCCCATACCTTCAAGAAAATCATTCGTGAAGTGCCCGTATATTACCAAAAAACAATATATGAACGTGATGATTAATACGCGCACATATACGCGTGCGTACACGCGTGAGAAAGTAAGTGTCCAATGTGTCCAAGCGTCCTATATATACGCGACTGGAGGTTAGTGTCCTTTATTATTTATGTGTCGTTTTGGACGGGTGGACACTTAGGACATATAGTTTTTATAGGAGTGAAAATGAACGAGACACAGCTAGTGCAGAAAATAAAGGACTATTTAAAGACAGTAACAGATTGCTTTTACTGGAAGGAACACGGCGGACAGTACGGTACCGCCGGAATCCCCGATATTATAGTTTGTTATAGGGGAAGATTTATTGCATTTGAATGCAAAGCTAATAACAATCAGCCGACAGTACTACAGGCGATAACGATAAGAAGAATTATAAAAGCCGGAGGTTACGCCCTAGTAGTTAGAAGCGTTGACGAGGTGAGGCAGGTAATATCGGCTTTTGAGAAGGAGTAAACAATGGAAACGGGAGTAATACATAAGGTTAATATAACTGCGGAAGCAAAACTGGACGTTTTATATGACCTTAACCTGCAAGGATTTGATTGGCGTATGCTCAAAGCCGAAATTGAGGAATATATCAAAAACCAGAGCGAAGCAGGTCGTATACCGTGGTGGGGTTACTTCCGTGTTAATTATTTAGATGAAAGCAGCGATACTCTTTTAATGCTGTTCTGTCATAAAGGTAAGAAAACTGGAATTATGCAGTTTTGGGATCTCGCGGGAGTATGTCTAGCAGAAGAATGGTCCGAGGATGCTGAGTACGCAGGAGAAATTCGCTCTTGGCTAAATACAAAGATTGATGAATTGCCTGAAGAAGATGATTGGGTTGTGCGTGTCAGAGTAAACGAAATATTAAAAAATACTGAAAAAACACAGTGGACAAACGTATTAGAGGAGGTAAAAGATGCATTTAAGTGCGAGCGAGATAAAGAAGCTGCTGAAAAAGTGGCACTTCTACAAAGCGCATGCTTTGAATTCAATGGAAGTAGACGAATTAACAAAAAAGATAAATGCCATAGAAAAGGCAATTACTAGCCTCGAAGATGTCGACCAGACGATTATTAGGTTAAAGTATTTTCAAGGACTGGAAGTGGATACAGTGAAGTCTAATGTTTTTCTTTCAAGATCGGTAATATACTGGCGAATTGATAGAGCAGTCAATGAAATGTCTTACATAATTGCAAATTCAACCAAAAGTTAGGACGTTTAGGACGCCGCGTCCTAAGAAAGTCCGAAGAATCAGCATTATAATAGTAAGTGAGGGGATAACCCGATGGCAGCGAAAAGGAGCGATAAGCTAAATCAAACCGATTAGGTCAATAGCAAAAAGCTAAACAGGGAGCGAAAGCTCCTTTTTGTTTGCCTGTTAGTATGGAGGAACAATGCCTAAGAAGCCCAAAACCCCTTGCAGATATCCGGGCTGTCCGAAGCTAGTTGAAAACGGGTATTATTGCGAGGAACATAAGAAACTTATAGATAAACAATACAACCTCTATGAGCGGGATAAGCAAGCGCAGCGCTTCTACCAGTCAGAGGAATGGAAAGCGGTCAGGAGAAAAAAGCTATCAATAAATCCCTTATGTGAGGAATGCTTGCGACAAGGCAAGCTAACCAAAGCTGTGATGGTTGACCATATCACACCGATAAAGCAAGGCGGAGCAGCGCTTGAGTTGAACAATCTACAAAGCCTTTGCTGGTCTTGTCACAGTAGGAAATCAGCGGAAGAAGGCAGCAGGTGGGGCAGATGAGCTACAAGCGAGGCATAGAAAACACAGACAGAGCGGTGTTCAACGGCGCAGGAGTCTGGGAGATACCTTGTATAAAAGGTGTGCCATCTTATGATGTCACTATGTCTAGATGTGTAGCTTATAACTATGTCGCATCTCTTGCCAAAAAAGATGAGAATTGCGGCGAACTTGGCGTGCACTTCTTCTTAGATGATTACCAGTTTGAAAGGCTTTGGCGGTCACCGGAAACGTATTTGCCGATACTGGCAAGATTTAAGTACGTATGTGCGCCGGATTTTAGTCTTTATACGGACCATCCGAAGGCGGTTCAGCTATTTAATCACTATAAAAAGCACTGGCTTGCCGCTTACTGGGAGAAAAATGGAATAACTGTTATCCCTACAATATGCTGGAGCGACAATAAAAGCTTCGAGTGGTGCTTTGACGGCGAACCGAAGGGAAGTGTGGTTGCAATCAGCACAAAAGGAACACAAGGTAACGAGCTTTCAAAAGAACGTTTCTATTCAGGCTATTACCAAATGTTAAAGCGTCTAGAGCCTTCCGCAATACTTCTATTCGGCAGGAACCCAGGCGCCTTAGACGGAAACGTTATAGAGATGGGATACGAATTCAATAATATGACATTGAAGCGGTGATGAGCCGCTTTTCTATTTGGAGGAAAGTATGGGAGGACGCGGCGGAGGAAGTGGTCGCGGCGGAGGAGCTGCCTCGGCAAGACGGGACCGTGAAAAAACCAATCACCTAGCTAGTGATTATGTCGGACAGCTTAAAGGAATAGAAATGCTGATGAAAGAAACGGGACTATCGCCAAATGAAGCGGAAAAGACGTATTTTGCATTAGCAAGTTATTTTGGAAGCGGTTATTCCTCAATTCGCGCAGGGCACCCACCTAGCGCCATGGAGAAAGCAAAGCTAATTGACAACGCACTCAAAAAAGCGAGGGCGTATAAAGGTGAAATATACCCAGGCATACACTTGGACGAATCAACTTATAGCGAGTGGTCAAAGAATCTGCAGAAGGGCGCAACTATTGACATGAAGGGCATTAGCAGCTGGAGCAGCAACCATAAGGTTGCCGAAACCTTTTCTAGATCGGAAGAGCGTCGTGTAGGGAAAGAGTGTCTTCGCCTGTGTAGAT